GGACTGACTGAACCCCCAAGGCCAGCACCAAGGTTGGGTCGAGCGTGCCTGAGTAATGTGTGGGCTCCCACCCAGCAATGGCTCCGTCAGCATCGACGAGGGTCACGTCTGTGGTGTTCGCAAGATTCGTCCACCACGTGTTGCTCGCCTGCGTACCAGGAGGTGCCTGTGCCTGCCCATATGCCCCACGTCCACCACGTGTTGCTTGCCTGCGTCCCGGGCGGTGCCTGTGCCTGCCCGTATGCCCCACCGGTATTGCACTGGTAGACATAGCCATTGAACCTGATGCGCTCTCCGACCGCGTAGTTGAGGAAGGTGGTGTACAGCGGGTAGGTCGGGTGGATGAACGTCGCAGCATCATCGTTGACCATTTGGTTCGGGCTCAGGGACAACTCGACATCCAGGGACGTCGTCATGGAGATCAGCGACTGGAGTTGCTCCAGCGTGCCCTTCTCCCGGCCGAGCACAGCCGCGCTGCCTACGCGCTGGCGGAAAAGCCTGCTGGGGGCGGAGGCTTCATAGATGATACCAAGTTGATCAGCCAAGCGCGCCAGATCGTTGATGTGGCTTTTCTTCGGGTCATTGAGGAATTGTAGTGAGTCGAGGTTCGTCTTGACATAGTCAAGACCCCATCCGAGGACGTTGAGGAACTTCTTGAGCGTCTCGTTCTCGATTGGGCTGTCATTGGCATCGGTGCCGCTGGTTTGGTGGTGGGCAGGAAGGTGGTCGAACAGCCGCTGACCATACCCATGGTTGACCACCATCAGGGTCGAGGTGCCTCCGGCTCGCTGCCATACCCCTTCCGACTGTACAAACAAGGTGTAGTAGTGCCATGCGCCAGCGCGCACACCAGAGTCAATCAGGCTGTGGTCGGGTGCTGTAACATCCAGCAGGATCTCTCCGTCTGTCTCATTGACGGAGTAACCCGTGAAGTTCTTCAGAACTCGGAGGCCTGTCCATATACCGCTGGGGCTCTGCCATGTAAGTGAGATGAGGTCATATCCCATAGGTTCGGCGACAATCGGGTCAACCTCGAAGTCAACAAACTTAGATGTTAGTGGGAGGTTAGTTCCCGTTGCACCATAGAGAGACCAGTCGATGACAACTGGACCATACCTCTCGGTGCCATAGCGGGTGTACTTGTAGATCGCCACGAACTAGACCTCTCGAAGGAAGACGCCGCTCAACCGTGGACTATGTACTGACTGCACCGTTCCACAATTCTGTGTGACAGCGAGCCTTACTTGAGTGCCCACCGTAAGGATCCCCCTGTAAGTGACCTGCATGGACAGCGTTGACAAAGCGGGCCCTATGGCATCCTGTGCTGCTACCAATGTGTTATTCGTGTACAGCACTAATCTTCGGGTACCAATGGAGGCACTTGCCGCCCACACGATGCTGGCAGTCACGTCGTACCACCCAGTCTTCTTTATCTGAAAACCGTTTACCCCGTTGTACCACCCGAGTGGATCATAACTCTCCGAGGGTCTATCCAGGGAAATCGTCGTGGTGGTAAGTGCTGCCCTAGTGGAGATGGGGACCTTGGTATAGTTCTCCCAGGTCGCGAAGATGGGACGCGTTATCCCACTCTCCAATGCGGATAGACGAGCAGCAAGGCTGTTCATTGGGCCAAGATCGATGGCAGGGATATCAGAAAGGTCCATCAGGTGTGGATTGACACCGAGGATGCTCTCCAGAGCCACAACCTCATCTTGCAGGTCGTTGACATCCTGCGCCATGACATCCATGGTGTAGTCCATCTTTGTCGTGAACTGCTTGATCGCTTTTGGGTATGACGCGGACATTAGGATACCCCTCCAGAGGCAGTGACGACGAGATTACCAAGAACGGGGAGTTCCCAGTCACGGAACACCATGTCGGATGTTCCAGACTGAACCGCATCGGATCGGACGACGAGTGGAATGGTGACATACTGCACGCCCTCCACACTCATGATGGTGGCATAGAAGTCCGAGACGGTAAGGCGCATGGCGAAATCGACGGAAGTAAGGCCAAGCATTGTACGTATCGCCTGCTGAACATTGTATAAGACAACTGCTTGGCTGTAGCGTCCATAGACCTGAACCGAGATTGGATTGAAGCGCGAGCAGAAGGTCGAAGATCCGGCTGACGTCGTGACAATC